CTATTGTGGTACTGCTTTGCTAACAGTCTCAACGATCCATGGAACCCAGTAGAGAACTACGTAAGCAGCCGTGCTTGCTTTCATACGTCCAAATCCTTGTTGAGTCTTTCCAATAAGAGCTTCGATACCGCCCCATGCCATCATGACAAAATAGATTTCATGACCAAAGGCGAAAATAATATCTCGAATTGGCTTAGTCGCTTTTCTTAGTTGCCCCGCGAAGTCGCCGCCCGCTTGAGCCATCACAGCAACTGAATCGCCGTCTGGTGTTATCGGAGCAGCTAATGCAGTAAAGTCACCATGCAATGCAAACGTCACTCCAGCAATAACAGCCACAGCCACAGGAGCCCATTTTTTAGCCGTCGCTTTGAAGTCTATTGCCTTTGGTGCCTCCACTTTCGCTACTTCTTTTTTGCCGTAAAACTCATTCCAGGATATTACTTGCGTTTTAGCCATTGAACAACACCCTTTCCGATTTGGTAAGTACCTAGTGAGAAGAACACGACAGCGGCAATTAAGAAACCAGTTGAAATCAAATTTTCCTCAACCTTTCGCTTTCGAAATTATTGGTTACTATTTGATTAAAAAAAAACGAAGCGGCAACAATAATTACTGGAGGTGAGTCCATGTACATTTTCATAGCCATCGCATGCTTATATGCGTATCAATATTTTTATGATTTGGGTTTGTAAGGTGGAGTGAACGATGTGGTGGGTGTTGATGGCTTTACGGTGTCTCGTACTGCTTCCGGTTTCTTAGAAGGAAGAACGATAGCCTTTTCAACTGTTTGAGTCGTGCGCGTTGTTGTGATCCCTAGCATAACTCGAAGGCCATTCCTACAAGCATCAGCAAGCTTCTCTGACTCCATACCCTCAATAGCTTTCTCTAGATCTGAATCAATTTTTCTGAGTCTAAAGCTGATTGTTTTCCCCATGCAATCACCTCGTTTACACTGTGTATACTTAATCATATGGGAGTCATTCGCGAGATATTCCAAAGGATAAAAATTAAAAAACGCCCCTCATTGGGGCTGTTTTTGTTGATGTAAACATTTTGTTTGCATTTCCTTGTTTACACTCTGTAAACTTACCCCTCCACCCTTTCGCAACGGCTAAAGCCTAAAAGAGCGAAAGGGCTATGATGCGCGTATGATATAGCATATTATGGTGTTATTCGGGTTATTCTTCGAGGGGGAAATAAACTTTTGAGAAAGAGCAATGTGGATCTGACCAATCTTCCTAAATTCGCATCGATGGAGGATGCTGTTTCATACTTTAATCGATTCGGTAAAATGAAATTTTGGGGATGGGAAACGCCGTTGAGAAGTCCAGCTTATGGGATATTCACGTTCACAAGGAATAATGGATTCGAGTACTTTATTGACATCCAGGAGAATGGAGAAGTGTCGGTAATTCAACGATGAACAACAAAAAAAGCCCCTAACCAATTAAGGTTAAGGGCGAGTGGTAGGAGGAATAAAAAAGGAAATGAATACAATTAAATTATATCATACTTTGGGTGTATCAAGAGCTGTTGACTTACCGAAGTAATACGAAATAACCATAAGAATTACAGTCAAAGCTATTTGTGGTTCGATGCGACCCGTGAAGGCCATAAAGCAAAATAGAACTGAGAACATGAGTGCAATAATTTTACGAACCTCAATGAGTGCTGCGAGCTTAGTTTTCAAACTCCTCATCCTCCTTCATTCCGCATGCTAGGCGTAGCTTATTGGCTAACAAGTGAATATTTTCTTTGTCGGTCTCATGACCCTTGGTGTTGGCCTCTGCCCATGCTGGTTTAAGCCAAGTGTTAACGATAGTTGCGGCAACCCATTTTTCCAAGTCATCGCCCCCTTTCAATTTTCGGTTTACTTCCTGTTTGAACTCTTCCCATTCTTCGGGATGATCTACCCAACGTTTCGGACAAATCTTTCCTGTCACATCGTAGTGCCTGATATAATCCGTCAGCGGGTTTAGGTTGTAACGTCCCGCGAGTTCTACTCCAAGCGCAACGGCCTGTTTAATCGTTTCTGGGTGAAATGATCCGTCAGCCTCGATACACAATTCCACACCGATACTGTACGGGTTCGCTTGTGAAGCATGGTAAGCTAGTTCACCCTCTGGAATAATTAGTAGAGTTTCATTCGGATCGATGAAATACTGTGCAGAGGCAAACACGCGCTTTGCGAGTATTTCAGCCTTTTTCACTGGATCTGTTTCTTTTGCTGCCAGCGCTTCAAGGACTTTATTCTGCTCAATTAGTGTTTTCCCGAAGTAAATGAAATGATTATATGCCGACGCCCCAGGGTTGGCTGTATAGTGCCAAACGACATTCCTCGTAAAACTTCGAATAGTTCCGGGCCTTGTGTACGGATTTATTGGAATTAGATTTTCGATCATTCGGATTTCCTCCAAACGGCTTTTTTGATTTCCTGCACATCATCCTTCAGTGTTTCAAGAGATTGCAATCCTTTTGATTGTGCATCTATAACATCGATATAACGCTTTTCACGCTCATCGTTTTTATTTAGTACATAACGGATTAGCCACCATGTCCCCAAAGCAAGACCGATTAACAAAACCAAAAAAATGCTGTCTGAAATTGTGAAAGCTTTTGAAATTACGGATTGACCAACTTCTACCATATTGACACCACCCCTTTCTCTTTTCAAAATAAATTGACAACCTAAAAGAAGACATGATACAAATTGTTTCATAGATGATGAATTGGAGAGGTGACCAATATGCTCAATGTCGTACAATCCGCTAATCCTGATATTGACACACTGAAATGCCCTAAATGCGGCGCTCTATGGCGCGCAGAGGGCGAACATGCATGGGGTGAAGAGAGATGGTCCTATAAACTCAATGAAGATCGTTGCCCACGCTTGTGCTTAAATTTCTTTGGTTTTCGAATAAGAGGTAGGGCTCAATAGCTCAACATTTGTCTGAAAACAACTTCGGCAATTTTTAACGCACCCGAAGGTATTGGGTGAGTGCCATCACCAGTAAACAAGTTCAGGTTCCTAAAATTTAAACCACTTGTATTTTGTAAATCAATTACAGGTAGAGCATACTTTGCTCCAATTACTTTAATTGCTGTTGTAGCAGCTGCTGTATTATTGATGTATGACGCATTCAGAGATTGAATTGGAGTCAATAAGTAAATTCGAACATTTTGGTTTTTATTGAGGATGTACTCAATGCTTCTGCAAAAATTCCCATAGTATGTGTCTGGATAAAGATTAAAATCACTAATTCCAGATATATCATTGATTGTCGAGCTGCCTACGCCGCCGTTGTGACCCATCGTCAAGGTCACGAAATCTAGAGGGGTGAAATCAGGTGCTGTAAACGTTAGACCTCCGTTTGAAGTGCCTCCGCATACTATACATCTGACTCTGTTATGATCCGCGCCAGAACTGCCGTAATTCGTGATAGTTGCGTTCAACTTAGTAGCCAGGTGAGTAGGATAGTTATTGGTTGCGCCAACAGATTGGGTGATGCTGTCTCCGAAAGAAGCTCCTTTCTTACCACCGTATTTCATATAGGCAGGGTCACTTCCACCAGCACCAATCAAACTCCTTACCTGTGTGTCGTCATAAACCGTTATGTCTGATCCGTTCACCTTTAACTTCCCATTTGTTGTACTCGCCTGTACATTGCTTCCACTTGATCCGCCTCTGGGTTTTTCCCACATCTATCTATCACCACCCCACTCTTTTTAAAATGACGTAATTTTAAAGTTATCTCCACGTGGCACGTTTGTACTATAAAATACAAAACCATGTTTAACACTTGTAAGTCCAACATTCGCAGAATCAGTATATGTCTGGATTAGCACGCCATCGATGTAGCCTTTGTAAACATTACCTCTCACTTCTAATTTTAAGTGGTATGTTTGCCCAGCAACAAAAGTGAAGCTGACATTCGCTGGAACGGTGCTTCCACCAGATAAGGTAGTTAGAAAACCAGCTTTAGTTCCATTGGTCAATGCGCCAAATATTAAAGCTTGATTATTGCCTGCGCTAACTCTTGCTGAAACACCGGAAATCGAGCCAGTCACTAATGTCGGAAGAGTCATGTCTAACTCAATGTCGATGTTGTCTGATTGTGTTATCGCCAGATTTGGATAATTAGAAGAACTCGCGAGTGCTCCAGCTTGGTTGCTAATTATTGTCGCTACATTACCGGTTCCGACGGTCCATGTTTGTCCTGTAACTGCATTTCCTAAAGCACCGTCTGCACGGTTAAAATCATCTGATGCTACAATTGTACCAGTTGACGCTGCGGCAGTTGTCGCTGTCGTCGTAACTGCTGTTGAACGATTATTAGATGTATCGATTGCCACTAGTCGGAAGTTATAAGGAGTATTCGCAGTAAGGCTACCTACTGTGTATGTGTTCGACGCCGCGTTAATAACTGCGCTTGCCACCGTGAAGTTAGTTCCATCTGTTGAATAAGCCGCTTCATAAGCTGCGACATCGCCACTTGAAGAAAGAGTCCAAGACAAAGGAACGGTACTTGATGTAGGCGTTCCTGCGCTCAATCCCGTTACAGGGTTCGGTGGCGTGGTGTCAGATACTGCCGAAGTCGTAAAAGTCACACTTGTTCCAGAGGATGCATTCCCCGCCGCATCCTTCGCCTTAACTGTATAAGTATATTGCGTCGATGCTGTAAGTCCCGTTGCGTTATAGGTTGTAGCTGTGACTGTTGTAACCAAGCTAGCCCCATTATAGATGTCGTAGCCCGTTACAGCGACGTTATCCGTTGCGGCTGTCCAGTTGAGCGTAACGCCAGTTTGATTAATAGCACTTGTTGCAAGATTCGTGACGTTGCTCGGTGCGGTTGTGTCAGCTGGCGGGGCGCTTGTTGTTGCGTCTACACTCGTTCCACTTGCAGAGTTTCCGCTTGCGTCTTTAGCCCTCACCCAAAGAGTATAAGGTGTTGACGGTGATAATCCGTTCACATTGTAAGTGGTTGTAGGTGCTGTGACATTAGCAATGAAGGACGATCCATTGTAAATATCGTAGGATGCCACATCGCCAGATACTGACCCAGTCCAATTTAATGTAAGTCCTGATTGTGTAATATTCGATGTTGTTAGGTTCGTCACATTAGCTGGTGGCGTAGTGTCAGAGCTTGAAGCCGTTGTGACTGTTGTGGATACTCCCGAAGCAATATTAGGAACGGCATCTTTAGCTTTTACAGAGAACGTGTATTGTGTGGCCTGAGTTAGTCCCGTAGCATTGTAAGTAGTTCCTGTGACTGTGGTTAGGAAAGTTGCTCCTCGATAAATATCATAACCAGTGCAATCACTAGAAGCGGATGCCGTCCAAGTCAATGTAAGGCTCGTTGCCGTCACTGCCGATGTGACAAGATTGGTCGCGTTATCTGGTGCAGTTGTGTCGGGTACAGGTGGTATAGCTACAATCGATCCAGTCGCTAACTTCCCATAAGCTTGAAAGGGAACTGTCGTAGTTATCGTGATGCTAGTGAAAGGCGGTAAATCATCGCCCCATACTGCACCGGCGTAAACTTTATATGTGTCCCCAGCTCCATCACCATCATTAACGGTGAAAGTTAAATCAGCGTTGCCGTCATTGCTAATGACGAAAAAACTCATGACATCTGAAAACTCTTTTGTCATTGTTGAGCTGCCGAAGAAAGGAGATCTCGACACTTTGGTTTGAGTCTGCATTTTATAAGCCCCGCCCGAACCCTCGACAATTTCCCAATCTTGAATATCTTCATTCCAATACTGCGGAACGATGACCCCATTAACTCGCTTCAAAGGTTTGTTTAAATCAACTGGCATGGAATCATCCTCCTAATTCATCAACGTTTTCTTCAAAGTTAATCCAGATATAACCGGAATTAGGGAACCTTTCGAATGTGCCGTCCAAATACGTGACTTTGAATTCGGCCCGCATCGTTCCTAACTCGGACGTTTCACCAGGAACGAACGAGAAGCGAACTGAACCGTTTGGAGCATCCAAAATTTCAGCTTCCCTACTAACCAACAATTTTCTTTTTTTTGACATACTGAACACGACTGTTGCATCAGTAAGATCAACCAGAGATCCACTCGGGTTCCTTAAGACACCAACAATCGCTTCCCTTGTGTCATTCCGCTTTATATTTAGAGTCATCGCCCGACCTCCTTTTTCTCAACCGCAACTTGGACGGGTGAAACGAATTCGAAAACCGAATCAACCAAAACAATGTACACCTCGACTGAGTTTTGGATCGGTGACAACTCAATCGAGTTTTGAATAGGCTCAATCAAAATAGAGTTATCCAAGTAGATCAACTCCTTTACGCAAATAAAAAAGCCCCTTAAAGTGCCGGGGCTTCTAATGAAATCTCTGGTCTTTTTGCGATGATCTCGGCTTTAACTAGATTGGAATCAACCTCTAACAAATTATAACTTGCCACAATATCGACCATTTCTCTTTCTCCTGATTCATATCGCGTGATACAAGCGTTTGCCATGATGCGAACTTTATACGCTGCTAATGCCATAGACTAAACACCTCCTCCCGAAATGATCTCAGCCGCAAACATTTCCATGTCATCCATTCTAGATTTAAGATCAGTGTTTTCTGCTTCAAGTTGAGCAATTCTGATTTGATCAGCCGTGGGTGGCCTTGGAGGTGGAGGCGGTGAAGGATTCCAAACGCCGTTCACGTAGATATCACCAATTTTAATGTCAAGGTCAGCGGCGATCCTAATCATGTGATCAGCTATTTCTTCCCCAGCTAAGTAGGAAACACTTACGCATTTTCCTGTTTCGAGGTCAATTTGTGCGTACCTGAAAATTTCCGGTTCATTCATTCCCATCTACAGCCCCTCCTAGTAGTATTCAATAACTTGCCATCCAACAGCCGCCGTATTGACTCCACCCTGTCCAACGAATCGAAGGTTCGTAGATGAGGTCAAAGTTGCATATAAAGTATTCGGATGTATACTATCACCAAGTTGCATTGGACCAAACGCATCAAGGCTAATTTGTGCTTTAGCCATGTTTACCGCTGTTATGGTTACATCAGTTGTGCCGTTTGCATTTGCTCCGACAACTCCTCTTTGAATACTTTTCACTCCACCCACCCCCTGCCATGTTGAACCGTTCCACCATTCGATATAGGTACCGCTTGAATGGACTCGCATTCTACCGTCGTGCCATAACTCATAAGCCACAGCACCCATTGACCACCCGCCGACTTTCCATTTGTTGTCGGTATCAATACCAAAATGTCCCGCAAAGTTTCCTTGTCTGATAAACGTGGCAAGTGCAGGATGAGTGGCATCGGATTGAATCATTATTGGCTTTGCTACTGAATCTGTTAAGACTCCAGTTGTGTTCGTCATAGATGTCAAAACACCCGTCATTGTACCGCCAGATCTTTGCAAAGCACCGTCAGCAGTTACGTGAGCGTCATAAACACCCTGTTCAAGGTGATTTAACACTGAAGCATTAACAGGTGTTCCCGGTTGTGTTATCGTTCCTGGATCTGCCGAAAGCGTGACACCGGAAGTAGTCTCCCCGCTTTTGGCGTAACGTGTTGGATATTGTACCGCTCTATCCGTATGAACATTCTTTGAATAAGACATTAAGCCAAACCTCCCGGCTGCCCACAATTAAAAGTGCCGCAGTATTTAAAGCTTTGGAAAACCTGTAAACCTAAGTCATACAATGTTTTTGTATTTCCCTCTAGTCGGTTTGCGTCGTTGAAATCGAAGCCTAAACCGACAACCCAAGTTTTCTTGCCTACGTAACCAATTGGGCTTATTGATGCTAGTTTGATGTTTTCGAGGTTATTCTCGATCCGGTTAATGCTTGAAAGAAAATCAATACTTAAATAATTTCTTGTTGTATTGGTTGAAACCGGAACCGTAATTGTATAACCAAGGCTTGTTAAATATGTGTGTAGTTCTAAGATGTTGTTTTCTATCCGATTGAAATCCGTGTAATTTATTTCATCAGTACTTATCCAATCTATTTTAGGGGTTATCAGCGCCATTAGTTGACCACCCCTTTTGCTTGTGTACGCTCTTGTAGATATCCCGCGTAATCAAGTTCGTTTCTCGTCACGTAGGCTGTCATATTGTCGCCATAGGTGTTTTCAAGTGCAATGACGTCATTCAGTTCCAAGGCGGGGTTACCACGCCAATTAACGCGGTACGTGGCTCTATATTGAAGCTGAGCAAAGAACCAGTTGGCAACAGTTATCGCTCTGTCGGATGTGTTAATTAAAGTGTTTTTTTCAAGTTTTAGAGTGTCACCTTGTGTAGCAATGTTTGAGTTAACACCAACAATTGCGGATGTTGCCAGATCGGTGAAGTATGTAACCTCGACCCGCCTGACAGCCTTGTCCAACGCAATCTGTGGCTCATTGTACGTATTTTCAAAATCAGCCTTATCAACTGGAGATGTCGTTTGAATACATTTCAAGGTTATGATATTGCCACGCGTGACATAGAGATTGGCACATCCAGCAATAGCAATCATTTGCAGTAAGTCGCGGAAATTTGTTTTTTCAATCAACGTGTTCGTCGTGATTGTTTGCAGAGCTGTATCTATGGAATAGTTCGTAATGCCGCAATAAGTGAAGCAATATACAGCTAAATCATACAAACTTTGAGTTAATGGCGTTGCATTTTGAACGTCAAAGGACGCCATTGAATCCAAGTTAGTTCGAGCTGTGAACGTAGCTGTTAAGCTACCCTCATCGCTCTGCCATTCTTGGAGCAAATAGTTTCCAATCTGCACCCACTCAGTAACACTGTTTCCAATGTCTAAACCGATCTCGCCGATGACCTGTTGACGTTGTTGCAAATATTTATAGAAGCCCACGGGATTTAAAATATTAAATAGACGGTCGCTGTTATCGATTGTAAAACTGAATTCAGCGGAAGGAATTTTTCCAGAAAGCATGTCCATTTCTTCTACTAAGTTCATGCTAACTAGGCTTCTGTCGTCGTACTGCTTAACAAATCCAAAGTCAACTTCCATTACCCGAGCTCGGCGGTTAGGTTTAGACCATTTGGTGATAGTCACCGCAACTTTTCTATAATTGAATAATTGACCCAATGGAACCGCAAGGACATCTGTATTACCTGTGATGGTAACCGTGTCTATGACGGCGTTAGAAGCGTTATACGCGGTCATCGTGAAGTCGGTAGCATATTCTCCCATGACTTGATCGAAAGTGATCGTCAGTCCTGCGCTAGAGTGATTTCCGTTGAAGTTGAATGTAAGAGTCTGGGGTATTGAAAAGACGCCAGATGCATCACATATGATCGAACTAGACCAGCCTAACTCACCGTTATTAGCTAAAGTGTCATCAGCAAAAGAAAAAGAACCGTCCAAGAGGAAACGATCATTTTCGAGTGTTGCTGTTTTGTTTGAACTGTTTCGTACTTTGTTTATAAGCTGCGCCTTTACGCTCAATGGTGATTCAGAGGTGACAGTTATATTTGATACATCTCCAACGGCAGTTACATCGGATATATCGAATGTAACGCGGCCCTTTGTTATTCGATCAGGATCGTATATGGCGTCTTTGTATTTTTGCGAAGTGTTGTACATATGCGCCCACTCCTTATTTCTCTACAATATTGAACTTGATGTCTTTCCAACGAATAACTCCATTAATATAATCGAGCGCCCCAACATTACGATCACCAGCGTAAAATGTCCTTGTCTGGAAAGAGTTTGTTCTTGGATCTAAATATACAACTTCAAAGGCAACTGTACTGACAACATCGAGCACTGTACTTACATCTTCAGGACTTAAATATTTCCAAGATAACTCCAGTTTTCGCATGTCTCCCCTGATTCTCTCGGTAATCATACCGCCACGGGTATTTCGTTCAGCTTTTGAAAGATCCAATAAACTGACAGAGTAATCAGAAGGAGTTGGAATATCTATTCCTGTTATTTTTAATAATGGCATTCCAAACCCCTCCCTAGGTTACGGTAATCATAGAACCACCACTACGGCTGCTCTCTTTATCCATATAAGGAGCGATTGCGCGGGCTAACTTGACACCATCGAGAATTATGTCTGGGACACCTTGATTGCTGTTGCTGTTTCTGTTGCCCATCTGCATAGCCGATAAAACAGCAGTTCCAAGAGCACTAGCCAATTTATCCACGAATGAAGTATTTTCTAGAGGCACAATCATTTCCGTACCGGCTTCACCCGCGATGTAGTTGCCCATATTGGTTTCACCATCAACTATCCCGCCGCGTTTAAGTTTTGGAATCTTCGGTATCTGAGGCATCCCAATAGATCCACCGCCAATTGTCTTTCCTCCGATGGTTACACTAGGTATATCGATTTTAATTGCGTTCACGGTCTCGATGAATCCATTAATCAAGTCGATAACGGTGTTGATACTATTTTTGATGGTTCCACCGATATCCGTCCAAATTTCGCCTGTTCTTGTTTTAAGATCTTCCCATATTTTGATTAATCCCGTTTTAACACCGGTGAAATCAATAGCCGTGATGAGACCCCACTTTTCTCCTATCTTAGCTTTCAACTCATCCCACTTGGTACCTGTTTCATTCTTTAGGTCGTTCCATGTGTTGACAATCGTGGTTTTTATCTCATCCCAGTTGATAGAGGTTTTTAATTCTGTCCACTTCTCTCCGAGTTTTGACTTAAACTCATCCCATTTAGTGCTGCTTTCGTTTTTCAGATCTTCCCACTTACTAACAATTGTGTTCTTGATTTCATCCCATTTCACATAATTCTTTACTTCTTCCCAGCTTCCAGAGAGTACAGTTTTAAATTCTTTCCACTTGTCGGCTGTTTCTCCCTTCATCTCTTCCCAGTAGGCTACAATTGTGGTTTTCACAGCATCCCATGCTATACCCGTCTCGATTGAATACCACGTTTTAATTAAGCTATCTTTCATCTCAGTGAGCTTAGTTGAAACTTTATCTCGGATATACTCAGCGAAGTCTAATGCTTCAAGTTTCGCGGGATCACCGTACTTCTTGATTTCTCCTTTTAGACTTTCCCAGGTGGCGCTGAAGTCTTTTTTCCATGATTGCATCTTAGCTGCTGTTTCTGGAGAGAAGATACCTATAAATCCTGTTATTGAATCGAATGTACCGGAAATGTTTTTCTCGAAACCTCCAAGAGCTTTTTCGAAATCCCCGCTAATAATTCCGCTAATCAATTGCAAAGTACCCGCCCACGCTTTAATTCCACCAGAAATTGAGTCAATTGATGACGCTAATTGTTTGGCCTTATCACTTTTGAACTTATCCCAAAAGTCCTGAATGGGTTTAGAATTAGAGATTGTTTTGACGAGGTCAACAATACTATCGCCTAATTCCCCAAATGATTTCTTTAGATTACTTAGAGAATCAGTAAGCCTCTTTTTGTCTTCTTCAGGAATGAAGTCTTTCATGGCCTTTCTGAAGTTATCAGCCATTTCTTGTATCTTGGCTGATACCCCGCCAAGTTCTTTTTCCCCACCCGGATCAGTGGTTTTAGGAGAATTCGGCGTAGTCGCCCCTCCTCCACCAGATGATGGGTCAGCTAAATTATTTATCTCATCAAAGCTTGCAAGTGAACCTTTAGCCGCTTTACCAGCATCGGTGTAAGCATCGCCTAGCCCACTTACAGCCGCTGCTTGTGCATCGACTTGTTTCGTAGTGCTGGCTTTTCCGAACAACGCCTGAGAGAACTGAGCGATGTAATCCATTGTTGTTGCGAGACTTTGTGCCATCTTCGTTAGTGCGGGTAATACAGCGTTGTAGATTGGCAGGAACGCTTGTCCCAAACTAAGTTGAGTATTCTTTAATTGAGCAACAAACTGTGCCTGTCGGCTGGTCGTGTTGTCCGCTATGGCAGTACCATATTTTTTTGTTGCTTGTTCTAATATGCCGAAGTACAGAATCTGTTGTTGTGTCTGATAGCTCAACTTATCCCAAGACTTTCCGTTAGCGAACTTTTTAAAGGCATCTGTGCTGATTAACATTGCATTATTCACATTAATTCCGAGGTCTTCGATTGCGTCGGTTTCTCCTAGCATACCTGAACGGATTCTATCCATGACATCTTCCATATTGCGACCTGTAGCAGAAGCCACAATCGCAGAAGCTTTTAATAGCTCTTCGGTATATTTCGTTGTTGTGGCGGTATCTTTTGTGAAGTTGCTTATCAAGTTGCTGTATGTGGCCCCGAATCTAATCGCTTCAGACTTGGATAGATTGAACGCTAGTGCGCTTTTCTCGGCCCAATTCTTGAAATCGATGGCGTTGGCCCCCATTGTGCGCCCGATCTGTTGCAAAGAAGCTTCGACTTTCATGGCTTCACTAGTTGCCTCTTTAATAACAGTCCCAATACCAGCCGCCGCAAGTGCCGCTGCAATTCCTGCCATAGCAGTTTTCATCTTGCCGCCAAATACTTTTATATCGTTTTGCGCTCTTCGCATTTCTTGACGCATGCCAGAAAAGTCGGCCCCTGCTCTCACAACGAGGTTACGAATCACAGAAATGACAACCACCTCCTTTTTTTATAACTCTGTCCCGCCGAACATCGCGTTTAGTCGTTTCACCTCCGCGTACATATCGACAGCAGTTTGTTCTTTCACTTCTTGTTGCGGCTTATCTTTTAAGAAGTCTTCTAACTTAGGCCAGTTCTTAACGCGTTCAAAGTAAGCGCCCATGTATGCTGCTGAAATGCGTTCTTTCTGCATGTAGGACTCTTTTTTGTTGTACTCATCTAAATAAATAATCAACTCATAGGGGGTCATTTCGTTATACTCAGAAAGTGTGATGCCACTACTGAATGCAAGCCTCATGGACTCCACCCAGTCGAACGGCTTTTCCTCGCCTACTTCCCCGCCGTCTGATCGTTTCCCACTTCATTTTCTTCTTTCGGTTGGTCTGATCCGTATGCTTTCGAAAGAGCTTCTGTCATTTTACTCATGTAATATCCAGTACTTGGAGCCAAATCGAGCAGATCCTCCATTTGTTCTAACTTCAAATCCTTGTCATCCGATAGAAGGCCGCAATAGATGATTTTTTCGAATTGCTCGAAATCAATGTCTCCGTCTCCGATTTGTTCCAAGGACATTCCAGTCATCGCGGATAATCTTTTCAATGCTTTGTGTCCATATCGTAGTTCGCGCTCTCTATCCAACTTGATAATTACAACATCGTTATTGTTCGCCATATATTTTCATCCTCCGATTAATAGAAATAAGGCTAGAACCTTTTAAAGTCCTAGCCCCGCTTGGTCAATTACTAAGCTGTTTTCACAACAACAACTTCGTAAACTTTTTGAGTCTTGCCGTTTTCATTAGCAAGGATCGTCAACTTTTTACCGATATTGATTGTCAAAGGAATTGCCGCCGATGGGGAGCCACTTACCAGATCTTGCGAGTATGTTCCGTCAATGTACAATTTGAGCGTGTGTGCTGCCGCCGTTGCTGTTACTGTCGTAGAAGTGGCGGTTACACCGCTAAACGTGTAACTGTAGTTGCCGTTTGCAAATGCCGGTGACAACGCGCCTCCAGCACCAGAAAGTGCCAAGGCAGAAAGTCCAGTACTTGGAGTTGTGGCAAGTGAAGGAGCGCCAGAAACCTTGATTGTAGCCTCGAACCCAATTGCACCTTCTACTTCTACACCAGTCGTTTTAAAGCCCGTTACGCCGCCAGTGAAATTCCATGACGCACCCATTGCCGATGGAAAGATGATTGTATATGAGTCAATTGTTCCGTTATTAAAAGCGTTATATAGAGCCATTTGACCGAGTGTGTCACCAGGATCAAAGTACCCAACAACACCAACCTCACCCGCATCTTTAAAGCCGGGAATCGATTCTTTATAACCTCCTGCGCTGGATAGCGTTGTAACATCAATTGAGTCCGATGTCATTTCAGGCGGTGTAATGGAGGTAATCGATGCAATAGAGTTAGCTCCAATTTTCATTAACGTTCCTAATGCTCTTTGTGTCAAAATAACGACCTCCTAAAGATGAATTTGAAAAGTAATTATTGATCTATATAAATCAGATTCATTGTCATAGGCTTCGAGAGGTGGTTGTAACACAACCTCTTGAATCAACAATGAACCATCACCAATAAACCTGTTTTCGAAGCTGATAATTTTATCCATTGTGAGTGAAGTTAATTGCTTCATCTCAGGATAATTTCGAGCCACGATATTGACCTCTACGGAAATGTTTTTGCTGTCGATATAACCGTTTAAGGTCTTTAGTTTCAGCCCTTCATTTGACGCATAGGCAATATATGGCGCTGTCTTATCTGCATTAACGACCAACGGGAAAACCTTATCTACGAAAGCTGTGATTGATTCTAACTCGAATGCTAATGCTTCCTCGAATCGCAACTTCTTCACCCCCTCAGAATTTTATCAACTTCTTTTCCTGCCGTTTCAATAACCTTGTTTTCAATTGCGTCTGCGTTATTTTCGAGAGCATTCCGCATGTAACGATATCCCGGAGTGTAGTTCCCGTTCGTCGTCCATCCGTATTCCTGCGATGCTGGGTAATAACTGCGCTTATTTGTTTTGGAAAGTTTGACGAATATGTCATTCATTCGCGGATCAATCATAACTCCGAAAACTTTCTTTCCTGGTTTAACTTTGCGTTCTGCCTTCAGGATGACACCTTTTTTTAGTTGTCCGGTGTCAACTGGTGCGTTTGTCTTGGCTGACTTTCTAGCGATTGCGGCACCGGCTCTAGCGGCCTTAGTTACAACTTTCTGAGGAACTTGTGCGAGCCTCCTCATGTCGCGTTCTAGTTCGCGCAAACCCACTATTTCACTACGTTGCGCCATATCCTACAGTCCTTCCATCGGATAAGAAGAACAGGTTAGTTCGATCCTCTCTCCGTTTTTGGAGTAGGTGCGGATAACGTGGTATGTGTTGCCCTCATGTGTTAACTTCGGTTCCTTGTTGTAATCGATTTTCATGATCTCGAAAACAATTTCAGGACGAAGCCCAACCGCATGAGCTGCATAAAATTCCGACTGTTTTACTGACTTCTGATTAGCAACTACTTCCCTCGGTTTACCGTCTACATCATCTTCACCACCAAAACTGTTCTTGACCTTAGTTACTGGAACCAGATAAATCACATCACGCCACATCATGACGTTGCCTCTACCGTGTATTCCTGTGATAAAGTCAGATGTGATTTAATCGAATCATATGACTTCTGTAGGCGGTCTGCATCTGGATTATCTAAGCCGAAGTTAGCTTTGCAATATACAGTAATTGCTCTCTTAATGAGAGTGTCATTGTCATCTTCAACCTTTGACGGCAATGTACCAGCAAGCCTCAAATCATCACGGGCCGCTGCAATCAGATCTGTTATTTCAACGTCAAAAACCGTTGCAGATTGACTAATTCGCAAGGCTGTTTTTACATCGTTAAGGAGTGCCATTCATAAACCCCCAAAAGGAAAGGGGCTACGGATAACCGCAACCCCAAACCGTTATTAAGCACCTTTTTTGATGATCAGAACACCATCGGAATCGATGAGTTTACCGTCAGCAATCAAGAGTGCTTTGTCAACCCATTGGTTAGTATCGTGATCTAACCAACGGTACACTTGCATTTGCATGTTGCTGTTGATCGCGTAGTCATCCAAGCGGCAGAAGATCGCAACGATGTCTCCGGTCACAGCGGCGTCGTATGGCTTAATAACGTCATCTTCGACCAAGATTACCTCTTTACCACCAAAGCGCTCTTGCGGTCCGTCAGTAATGCCGTAGTTTACGCGCCCGATTGGTTGACCATCAGTGCCTACCATTCCGTTGATGTATCCGTCAAATGTTCCAGAAGCCATGATGAAGGAACCGCCCGAACGGTAGGAAAGCGGGATTTTTGCGAAAATTTGTTTTTGCCAAGCGTCCCACTTAACGAAGTCAGCTTGAAGGATAGTTAATTTCTGACCAGCTGCAACACGAGTATCAATAGTGATTCCGAGCGGTTGACCAGAACCGGTACCCTTGATGATTGCAAGATCGATAGCTTTCGCCATTGCCTCTGCAACCAAGCTAACGAGCAAGGATTCGAAGCTTGCGAGTGTAACAGTTTCAGCCAGCAAGGAAGTAGCGACTTTGCACTCAAGACCGAAGTAAGAGAACATGATGTTAGTGTTCAGGGTTACTTTTTGACGGTCAGAAGTTGCAGCTTCTGTGATCCAAGTTGCAGAAGGTTTCAACGTAAGAATTGGAACAGAAACACCGCCTCTAATGTTCAACTTGCGAACACGAGAGAAAATTTGACCGACTGTGTACATTTTCTTGATGACTTCATCAAGGATAGTTGTTGGAACAACTGCTGCCGCATCTGACACTGCTGTTTGAGCATTTGCGCGGTATTCTTGACCGGTAAATTCCTGAGCCATAGAACCAGTTTTAGTGAAGTTCATGAACGCATTGCGGTATTCAACTGTATTAAAACGGTCAACTACAGCGCGTTGTTCTGGCGTGTTCTCAGGGTTAGGAATTTGAATTGCAGAACTAGGAAGAGAACCCATAAGTACATTACGAGCTTCGATTGTAGCTTTCTCGGTGTTTAGCGTGTCAACTTCAGTTTGTAGCGCTGCAATGTCAACTTGTCCTTCACCAGCAAGTGCGGAACGGATTTCAGCAAGACGCGCAAGAATTTGTTGTAAACGATTCATGTGATTAATAACCCCTCTCGGATTCTAAAGTGTTTGTAATGACAAAAGCAGCCTCGCGCGTTTTTCCGCGTCAATAGCTGCCTGTTTTTCTTTCTCAACCTCAGTCTCAAAGAATGAGCGGGCTGAAATATTTGTGTCGTCATAAGCGGGAATATCAACCGCTGAAACGTCATAAATCTTTTTGAATTTAAGGATGGTTCGGGTCTGCGTTTTGTGATCGTACTTATCCTCTAGGACGGCGAAACGGAAACTCATGCGGTCGATAAATCCTCCTTGAATCTCTTGGTGAAGGTTCCTACCCTCGTTAGTTCCATCAAGCCTAGCGTGAACGTGAAGCCCTTTAGCGTCAGTCCTGAGTTCCAAAGTATTGTTGCGAGTTCTAGCTACCACTTTGCCTCCGTGATTGTAATTAAAAATCACATCTGACATATCAGCACCATCGAATGCCCTCGAATCAATTACTTCCTTGTAGTCCACTCCATCCCAGGAGTAAAGCACCGTCGGTGAGTTGAACGTAGCAGCATACCCCTCAACAACTAATTCCGGTTTATCACCTTCACCCAATGAACGGGCCTCGATGGTAAACATCCTAATATCCTTATCAGGTTTCTTGTCCAGTTTTCTCACCTCCTTTCGGTGGTTCCGTGGTCTTGTCAGGCGACTTCACTTTTCCGAGTTGGTACTCAGTTGCCGCGTCTGCATCAATGAAGTTAAGGCTCATAATCCGTTTTTCTCCGTCCTCAATAGGTGGAAGGTTGAACACTTCCAAACCCTGATTAATGGACATCATGCCACGGTCAACAAGCGTCTCAATGATCTTCACTTTGGTGTCATTGCTTGCGTACTGGAGCCGGTTAGCTTCGAAAAGAATCTCGTTGCCGTGTCCTTGCGCCCTGTCACTGAAAATTTTAGCTGTGAACTCTAGCCCCATCTGAACAGCAAAAGGCTCAATCATGGACTCGTAAAACGCGCCCCATTGAGCCTCCGTATAATCGGATTGAACTATGTTTTTGTTACTTCCAAAGTAGCTGTGGACTTTACTTTCCATCGCAGTCATTTGCTTGTCATCGATCATCTTCGGATCACTCTTAAGTTCAACGTAATCCGCTTTCGAATCAGTAGCAGCAATACCTCCGTGGTTAGATGCAGAAAGGTACTTCTCGGTGAATGCTTCCCGCTGCTTCTCCATGTCCGTATCCTTTATCATTCCAGTGAATTTTAAGATACCACGAAGCAACGCAGAAGTTTTAATTGCATTCGCAATCCCTTGGTTAGTTACCGAAATAAGATTAAGAATCGGAGTTAACGCCTTTTTGTTCGGCTCACCAAACATATCGTCATTGAAGAAGAATCGCCTCAAGTGGATGACATCAAAGTAAGGTGCCGTGTATTCTTTCCCATCATAGAAGCGGAACCGGACAACCATTTCACCGTTTATTTCGTGCAGTTCCACACTCGACGAAACCAAAGGATAAAACCCTTCGATTTTGTTCATTGAATCGCGCCGAATCCAAACGAACACGTTGTTGGACATAAGGAATTGAGTCGCTAGCCTGTAATAGAAAATGTAAGCATTCATGAACCGGTTAGGCCGCGTCTGCAACAACCACTCCACATCACTACTAGCCGTATTTATCTTGCCGCCTTGCCGTCTTATGTGCTTCGCCTTGAGCTTACCTACATTACGAGCAAAGGCGTCTACAGTGCCTCTGACGGTGTCTGAATCGTATGCTTCGCCTTTGAAATCATAGAAAGTTGGATTGCTGTTAAGCATCTGCATATAAGTTCGATTTTGCGGCGGTTGCTTCTCGGTATTAAAAATCATTTTGAAAAATGAGCGCTTCTCTGCCAATTTTTCACCCCCTTTCTATCTCGAAGAATCACTCATTACGTCCGTGCCGCCTCTCTTCTCGGTTCCTCGGTTCGTTCGAAAGTAAGGAAGCATGGAAGATCATCCAAATCATAATTTTCTTGAACATAAAATCACCTCATATCATGTTTTTGAAGTCATTCATGTTGTTATAAAGAACGGTATAAGCAATCAGCAAAGAAACAGCCCCGTCAATTCTGGCCCGTTGGTTTTTGCCCTTGATTGGGCGAATATTATCGTTGTCATCGTACTTCACAGCACAGTTAGTGACATTCCAAAGCGTTAAACCGTTGTTGTTATAGTTAATCCGCTTGGAAGCAAAGTCCGCTGCTAGTTCCTTCATAGGCTGGCTAAGTGTCTGAGCGCCTTGTCTAACGACTTCCATTGTGAACCCTTCGTCTTTCATTTCATCAGTCCAATACTTCGAGTCCCAAGGATCGTAACCAATAATCATTGGCGTGATGTCGTATTCCTTGTTCATTCGATTGAACCAACGAGTGACGTCGGAGTAATCAACCTTATTTCCTGCGCATAACGTCAGCCAACCGCGCTCATGATATAGGTCGTATGGAATCTTGTCTTCTAGAACTCTTTTTTCGAGTAGCTCCTCTGGAAGAAAGTATTGCTGAATCGTGTATATTGTTTCGTCGTTCGGCTTCATGACAAGCAGTGTTGCACATGTTAAGTCGGTGGTTGAAGATAAGTCAGAGCCGCCAATTGCATATGTCCCGCGTAGATCTTCTATATCGTAAGTTGCTTCGTTCTTGGCTTCGTCGAACGTCAACCAAGCTTCGGCGCTTGTTTCTCGAATGTTAAAGTCTTTCGTCAGAAGGTTTTTCACTAGCATCGGGTTAGCCTTTGCTTTTGCAACCTTCGTGGCTAGCTGATCGACTTTCTTGATTGTTCCAAGTCCGGGATTCGCTTTCGCCCAACACTTAGGTTTAATCCACTCTTTCCGGTCGTCCAATTCGTAGATAATTGGAAGGAATTGCGCGTGTGGGTCATCCTCGCTGAACTCTTTGTCAAGATTATTAATCTTATCTTCAGATTCTCGGTACTTTTGATCATAAATAGCTTCCCGCACCGTTCCCGCCGTGGAAATCATGACTATGAGCGGTTGTTCCCGTGATGATGTACCATCGACGATAACGTCATACAGGTTCTTATCTTTCCAAGCGTGTATTTCATCCATCATTGCGCCATGCACGTTCAAGCCGTCTAACGTCTCGCTGTCGGCTCCTAGCGGCTTAAAGGTGGAATCATTCGTCTCACCCACAAGCTCACTTACAAGCGGCTTTATGCGCTTCCTGAGAACGGGTGACTTATTTACCATCCGCTTGGATTCCATCCAAACCAATTTGGCTTGATCCTTTTTAGTCGCACAAGCGTAAACCTCTGCGCCCGCTTCTCCATCTGCAATTTGCAAGTAAAGCCCGATACCGGAAGCAATCGTTGATTTCCCGTTTTTACGAGCAACAACTAAAAAGACCTCGCGATATTTGCGGGTCTGGTCAACTTTATGGATGAAACCGAATGTTGCAGCCATAAAAGCTTGCTGCCATAATTCAAGGTCGATCGGTTGCCCGCCCCATTTACCTTTTGAGTGTTTGCAGAAGTTTTCCACAAATTCAATGGCGTGGTTCGCGTGGCTGGCGCTATATTCATAAATTGAATCTTGGTCGTAGACATCGGAGGCAAGTTGTCGATACATACGCCTTACTTTGTCACTGACAACTAAGCCCGCTTCTATCTCGTTCCAGTAGGCGATGATTGGATTATGAGTGATTGGGTATTCTTTGCGTAGGCCCAAGACAACTCACCTCCTTTACTTCTTTTTCATCCTTTTGAGCTTGTTGTGAACAGAATCTTTAGAACGACCTGTCATAATGGACACTTGATAAGCGGCAATCTTGCCATTTACACAGCGTTGCAAGATTTCAAGTTCTTCCTCTGTCCACTTAGTTTTGAGGTTCTTTATCTCCTCTTTCATTGAATGGATGCCCTGTTGTGTTCTAACGTCGATGAAATCACCGCAATTCGGGCAATATGGCTTGCCGTTTCGCACTAATCCGAATGTTTGAAATACTATTGTGCAAGCCTCGCAGATATATGTGAATGTGTGTCGTTTAGCCATTAATGTCCATTTTCATAACCATGTCACCGCGAAAGTTTTGCTAGTTGGTACATTTACCGCATAACCATTCTCGATTCCCACCTGTTCACTGTTTCCGGTGAAAGATATCTCGAATACGTGTTTTGAATTTACTACTGCTTCTCTCACCATGTCTATTGCTTCGAGCGCTTGCTCTTTTGTTAATGGTTTCCTGTCATTTTTCAATTTACTTCACCATCCCTTTCATCCTCGTTTATTCGTGAACGCTTCAAATCCATCGTTCTCATCTGGATTAATCAATGGATCGCCTTTAGGAAGCAGATCCCACAGCATTTTAGAAATACTTTGATAGTTCTTGTTCATCGTGTTATAAAGCTGTGCAACCGGCCTCATTCGTTCATATGTTGGAGAGTTGGTGGTCTGCGTGAACATTTCAACAGAGCCGTTCTCGTCGATGTCTTTTTCGTAGTCTTCCAGGGTGATTCTCATGTAGGCCATACGCCGAATAAGCCCTTCTGCGACCTTCCGTGTATCTGGGTTCAGACTTGCGAATATGTTTGCAAGTCTTGTTTCTTCTCGCGTAACTCTCGCTTTCTTTGCGGAAGTTGTGCGACCATCAATTTTATTCGGTGATTTTTTCGGTGCCACAGGGGTCACCTCCTCAAAATTAGGGTGGGGGTCATGCAAAATCCCCTGTGTATTTTTTGAATGTGGACACGCGGTCTTAGAAAACCGCCTTTTTCAAAATTGAAAGGGGGGGTACTTTTGGTAAGTGCCTTACCCCTTAATCTTTTGATACACGCCATAGCCAACATCCAAAGCCAATAGCAATACAGCTAAACATGGTCGTCACGACGAAAGTAAATGCATCATGCATGAATAGATGAGCGAACTCGTACACGTTTAATTCCTCTCTATCAACGGCAATGTCGAATTAACTGGACCCCTAGGAAAAGTTTCCTTAACGACGCCTTTCACTGCATCAGCAATCTTTTCACCATCGATATTAATATTCACACTGACCATGCCTAAATCTCTTTCGATGCTGTCGCATACACCAGCCATACGATCTATGAGTTTATCCCTTAAAGCTTGAGTCATATCAAGCTTAGCAATAATCGCTAGTCTATCTAAGTAATCTAACTTAGTCCCAATTAATACCATACTAGTCACGCTTCATCGCCTCCGCTCTTTTATCATCCATTCCTAGTCACACCCAACACACTATGCATTAACAACCTACCATTGGGATAATCAAAGTAAGCTGCTTTAGCTTCTCTTTGTTCAGTCCATTTGTTAATGAGATTCTTTTCTCCTTCAACTTCCTCGATGTTAGTGTGCATAACCCATGGGATTCCATTGTTCACAGCAATAAGGATAGTGTAATTATATCTAGCCACGCTTAAATCCCTCCCCAATCTGAATGAGATTCCCTTCACTATCAAACACCGTACCCTGTGCAGTGATAGGCTCTGCTGTACCCATATGCTCATTGTTGTGGCAGTCCAGGCATAGATACTCAAGCACCGCATGGTTCAGTGTTATCCATGGGTCATTGATGTTCTTAGGTGTTAGCACTATCTTGTGATGTACAATGTACCCCGCTGTAGCGCAACGTTCACATAGACCATACACAGACTCGATATATGCAGCCCTACACTCTCTCCAGGCTTTGCTGTTGTATAGCTTCTTGGCCCATGCTTTAGCCATTTTTCACAGCAGGATAATAATCCTCACCTTTGCAATGTGAAAGTTTAGCTGCTACACAAAGACCAAAGAATAAGCAACCTTTACACTTCTCATCGACTTTTATCGGATTCACGGGTTCAACAACCCTTCCAATCTTCTTATCTCCATCTGCTGATACTTCACAACATCAACCAATTCCTCGATAATCATTTCTTTCCAGTCATAATCATTGTCACCACAAGCCGAAAGAGGTTTCCCGTATTCCTTCAAGCCTTTTTGAAACTGTTTAAATAGCGCTTGAGTGATTCCAACGATAATTGGATCAGTTCCGAATTGTTCTAATAACTTGACCTGTTCGTCTGTCATTGAATTGCACCTCCGAAATTGAAACGCGCTTCTGAAGCATAATAAAAAGCCACTCATTTTGGTGGCTTTTCCCGGGTTTCTTATGGAGCTGAAGTTTTCCACGCAAGGAGATTTCAGCGTTTATTTGCGAAGTACTGCGAGGCGATGATTAATCCCGCTTGTCCTATCCTTGCGGCTCTGTCACCGGCAAACAGATATCATGTGACTTGTTCGGGTTGTTCAATCGCCTCGTTTTCCTTCAATCTACAGAACCAAACGATTGGGAGTTATCAACTAGATACCGTGGTAACTCGTCGGAAGCGACCATTGTATTTTGCCCTCTCGTTTAATTCTTTCGATGATATAACTATAACACGGTAATACATAAACAGTTAGGTAGTTTGTTTGGATATTTATTAGCAAATATTATGGAATGTCTACTCTTTTGTCTTCTCTACATATATTTTGAGTATAAACGCCAATAGATAAAATGCTTCACTTCTTATTTTCATATAAGTTCTTACATCCATTGGCATAATTCCGTTATACACATCAACGTCATAAACCCCAAACTCCGTCAGATAACGAGCTGTGATCAAATCTCGCTGCTTTCTGCTGAGTTTCGATACTGCGCGTTCAACCTTAAACAAGTGCGCTCTGCGGGCTTCCTCGTTCGCCACGTTATGCAATGCAACTTGTGCTGTTGAATCGCTGGTAACATTCGTCGATCCATGATAACGAACCTCATAAGATTGTGTGATACTGGCCTCTTTCCGTTCATAGTCCAAATCGACGGTTTTAGTAAACAAAGCCTTTTCAAGTTCGTTCTCCACTGCTTGCCGTGTGGCGTCTTCATCTAATGGAGGTAACATAACCTTTATATTCTTTAACAAAACGTCACCGCCTGTTATACTAGGATTAGATGTAAAGCAATCGCCCCCATGGTTTTGGGGGCTTTTTTTATGTCACTCAATATTCACTAAACTCTCTTCGCCCAAGACTCAAAATTATGACCGATATGCTGCGGTTTGATAACAAATCTCTGTCCAACTTCATACAAACCGTCATACCAATAAAATTGTTTTTCCACTTCAACAACATCGCCTATTTGAAACATGCCATGTCCCTCCATATTCACCGTGTTCATATTTTGAAAGTTATTAAAAAATTCTGTTATAATTTCATCTAAAAGGATGGTGCATCTTATGGATAATCGTGAAATGATGGATAAAGAAAAATTTCTTGTCTGGTTAGAGCTTGCTAAGAAAAATCAGAGTTATGAAACCCAGCAACTCATAGAAAAGATTGAACGGGCTGTAAACCAAGGTGACTTTGACGCATCTTAATATTCAAGCTGTCCGTTAATTTTCTCGCGGTGCATACTCTTCTTTAATTTGATCCCAATTGCATTTTTCACAAATCTTCGTGCCGTTCTCCCATAGTTCCACCCGAACCCTGCCGCAATTTTTACACTCTTCTCCTGTGTAGCCAATCAGTTTTCCTTTATCCATTTCGCACCCCCAAGTACTTCGTTATTCATTTTGTTACGCCGTTGGCGACTTGGTACATAGGTCGTCCCATTCCGCTTGACATTCTTCATCGCTCATTGCTTTTAAATCTTCTTTTGTATACCCACTTTCAAGTAACAATTTCTGATATTTGTTCGCGCACCAACATTCCCATTCATTTCCGTCCAAATCTTCAAACTTTCCGATATCTCCACAGTTTTTGCATTCCGCTTCGGGAAAATGATCCTCTACAACTATTTCGGCTTTTAATATCCTCATCCTATGTACACCACCTTATTCATTTTGTTACTTCAAACGGAAGATTGACCGCACGATAGATTTTAAAAAGTTTATGAATATAAACCACACTATAATAAATTGCATTTATCACACCAACCTATTCCGATTTTTACTCTAGCTCATCCGACAGTGCTTGATTTGCCTCAATTTTCTTTATTTCCTCTTCAGCAATCTTTTCTTCTTGCTCCAGCCAATTAAGCTGTCTTGCATGATCCTCTGCGGGTTCTTGACCTTCTTTATCAAAGTCAACAGCATCAACGGCTTTATCGCCATCACATTTATCATCATCATCATTCTTAATAACATCATCAAACGCCAATTGGTCAGGATCTACCTCAACGTTCCCGTTGTTTAGCTTATAAGTGACTCTTTGCGGCTCTGCTTCCGATTCATCATCATGCTCATAATCATCAATATCCGTTTGACCGTCGAATAATTCAGCGAAGACCGCACCAGATGTTTTCAATCTATGTAAAGCAAGAATCTGTGCATCCTTGAGTTCACCTTTCACTCCAAGAACGATTGTAACTTCGCCTTTTGTATTTACTTTCAGGTCTTTAAATGCTGCTTTAATAGTTGTTTTCATGTTTAATTGCTCCCTTATTAGTTAGTTTTTTATTTTGTTCCACCAAATATCACAATCAGTACAAGGGTAATGACCAAGTTCATACGGACTGCCGACCATTCCTGAGTTTCCGCAATACGGACATTCTTTCGATTCTCGCCTATATTTACGCTTTTTCTTAGGCTTTAGACGGTCGCCTTTTTTCATGAACAGCTAGGGCATTCTAGCCCATAAACCGGTTGTTTGGTTCCATTGCACGTTGTGCATTCTGCTACTTTCATCTGCCGATAAATCTCCACTTTGATTTTACCCTCTGGAGCGTATGCTTCCGTCCATCCTGCGGGCTTTTTAATCTTGCCTGTATCATCCCGCAGAACCGATCCGTCTGGCATTATCTTCCCTAAGTTAGCTAGAGCAACGATATCAATAATCTTTTCAGGTTTAACCGCCATTAATGTATAAGTCCCAAGAGCGAAGTAAATTAGATCAGCAAGTGCATCTGCTTGGTCCTCAATGGTTTTAGCAGTTAGCAATTCAGCAAGTTCCTCGACCATATAAGCAACGCGAGGCAATATTTGCCCACCAAAATAGTGTGAAGCTGTGGATTTCATGTGATTCGAGATTTTATCCAATTCGAGCGAGAAGTTTTCTGCTGTATACCCGCCGCCATTGTCCAACATTGTTGGCTTACTTGGCATTTCGATCCCACATGCTGTATGAAATTTGCGAACCATTTCATATTGTTTATTCATTTCGCCAGCACCTCTTTCGAATGTCTTGATAATGCTATTCTGGCAAGAACATAAGCGTCATTAATATTGTTGTTCTCGAAGTTGACGCCGAATGTTTCAAGTGTTGCTGCTTGTACAACGTCTTTTGCTGAGTTTCCTTTGGCACCTGAGAACTTCTTAACAGTAGATGGCGAAACCTCGATGTAGTTTTGACTTAATCCCTTGTGCATCATAATCCTCAAGGCCCATCCCAGACCGTACTGGAAGCTTACTCCACGACCTTTTGCGTTATAGGCGAATCCTTCTATGCAAACAACATCATCGCGTCTTAAGTGGCTTCTCACTTCGTCTACCAACGTACTGATTCGAAGCGGGTCAACACTGCCGACACCGCTTAACTCCTTTGCAACTACAACAGCTCCGGTTTCATCCAAAACCACGAATCCCGTTCCTGTTGATGGATCAATCCCAACAAACCGCAATTTCTCAACCTCTTTTCTTTTTGCAAGCCTTATAGTGAACACTTACGCGGTGAATCGAAATCTGAGTGGAACATGATGGGCATTTCACTTTTGGGTCTTTGGCACCCTTCTTCTTTCCTGCTCCAGTTCTTGCGGGCGCTAACCTCGGGTGTTTCGCCCTTACCTCTGCTCGTTTTCGATCAGCTTCTTCTTTAGTGGTGAATGAACCGAAGTACTCTTGTTTACCGTTAACACTGAGTGTTGCACGATATGGTTTAACCGACATCCTCGTCACCTCATCTCGTTCGATAAGGTAAAATCAATTGCAATTCGCTTTCCACACTACCTTTGAAAATAAATGGGAGAAGCCCGCCATTCGTGCAAATCCTTACTCGTTCACCAGTTATCGCCTTTAGAGCATCCACAATGTATTTGCCATTGGCGCTCATTTTCAGCTGATCGCCCTTAATCACTGCGTTTACTGCCTCGAATGCCTTGTTCTTCTGTCCCTCTGATTTGATAATCAACTCATTGTCGAAGTTATCCGAGTGAATATTTACCGTGTTTGTCTTCTCATCAAGCGCAATAATTAAGGCCCGCTCAACAGCAGCTTGAAACTCAGCTTTGTTGACTTCAATTTCAGTTGCGAATGAGTTCGGAATCAACTTCCCTGTCTCTGGGTAAGTTCCGTCCAACACCCTGGAGCAAAACATGTAATCATCCGTCTCAATGAAGAATTGATTTTCTTCGAATCTAAGACTCACATCTTTATCGTCGGGAATGTTAGGAAGGAAGTGATTAAAAGCTTCACCTCTCACAACTCGCGTGGCTTCCGTGGAGTCGTTTTCAACCTCTGCCCTAATCTGTGCTAGTCTGTGCCGGTCACATCCCTCCAAAGCCAATTGAGAGCCTGTAACGTGGAACTTGATGCCTTGCAAAATCGGGTTGTTCTCATTTGTGGATACCGCAAACTTCGTTTGCTTGATTGCGTTCTTTAAATGTTCACCTTTGACGAGTACCGGTTCACTCGTCCATTGTGGAAATATTGGATAGAGTTCTGGATCTTCCGTAGATAGTTCATGCTGTGATTTGCCGCTCTTTATGTGAACCTTATCTCCAACTAGCTTTATTTCAATTACGTCACCCATCTTGTTCACAAGTTCGTGCAGCTTCTTAGCAGGAACTAACAACTTGCCGTTTTGATTTGACTCGAAGCATTGATTGCCTATAAAAGTCCTCAAATAGATGTCACTATCCCCTGCTGTTATTCTTAGAATTTCATCATTAACTGTGAATAGGATGTTTGATAAGATCGGAATAATACCGTTTTCCTTGCCCGCCACTTTAGCCAGCTGCGATAATTTTGGAAGCAAGTATGATTTGTTGATTGATATTCGCAAGTTCGAACCTCCTATTCTAAAAATGCATCTAATGCAGTGTTCTTCTTCCTTGGCCTAAGTGATTCGTTATATCTCAGAACTTCCGCTGTTACTTGATCGTATTTCCGCATATGTTCTGCCCGTTCTATTTCCCAGGCTTGACGTTGTTCTTTCGGCACCAATGGGTTGTTGTTCTCCAAGTCTCCAAACGTGATCGTGTTAGCCCGCTTTACAAGCCATTCACAGCATCGGTCAAGTGAGGCGTCGTCAGTGATTTTCATTTCTTCTTCGCCGCCTTTTCTTTCTGCTTAACCGTGTGGTCTTGGAACCTCTGAACGTAACCCTTGAACAGCATCTTGAACTTGCCCATTCCGGTATCCCTGCCCTTGGCAATCGTCCGAGTTACAACTACACCGTTCTGGTCTGTTTCGTCTTCTGGATCGACCCAAAGGAATTCAACTACGTCGGCATGCTGTTCGATGTCACCTGATTCTTTGAGGTCTGAAAGCTTCGGCTCCGCTGTACCTTCACCGCTTCGGCCCATCATACAAACCAGCATGAATATGCAATCAAACTCTTTTGCCATCTGTTTGCATTGCCAGACGACCATTCCGACCGCTTTTGGATATGTCATCCCTTTATCAACGACGATTTCTAGGAGAGAAAGATAATCAACCATGATGACCGAGAGTTTGCCCTTTTCCTTTACTAAACGCCTACAGTCTGACCGGATCTCTTGAATGGTTAACCCGCTTGCATCCTTGATGTAAAGTGGTAAGGATGAAACTTGATCAAACGCTTTATCAACTCTCACTTGTTCGTCTGGATCTTTCATCACCCATTTGCGCCGCAAGCGTGTGTAATTGATACCAGCTTTGCAAGCAATCATTCTTTGAGTGACTTGGGTCTTATCCATTTCTTGTGAGAATACAGCCGCAGCTCCTTCACCTTGCGAGGCAATTCCCATCACATCTTGGAGGCATTGAGCGGTTTTTCCGACCGAAGGCCGACCAGCCTTAATGACCAGAGACTTTCTAGCGTAACCACCGCCCCAATCATCGAAAGCGGTTGAGTCTGTTTTTATGAAATCATCTTCCGATTCCATGTGTTTGAAGAATGCTGCTTTCGTTTCTTTGATGTGAACTAGCCCTTCATTAACTGTTTTAGGTCTTAGTCCGTCGAGTTTCTTCTCATACTCCGCTATATAGGCCGTCACACTTCCTGTGAAGTCCGTAGAGAGGTTTTCTAACTCCCTGCCAATGTTTGCTCCTCTACGCCTAACCGAAGCGTTACGGACTACGTCAGCGTAGTAGATGATGTTTGCAGATGTGGCTGTGCTTGAAGCGAGTTGAATGAAATATTCAAGAATGTTTATTTCGAGATGCGCGTACTTCCGAACGCTCTCGGAAATGTATACCAGGTCAATCGGTTGACCCACTTCATGAAGGAATCGGAATTGCTCGAACAGGATTCGATTCTCTTCTACTGTGAAGTCGGTTATTTCCAACCACGGGATCTTATCGAGTGAATCTGGTTCAAGGATGATTGCCGCCAGTACCGATTGTTCCGCTTCGATGTTTGCGATTGGGTTCACTCAATCACCTACTCCTAATTGTTTCATTGGCTCTGCATCACCATGAAGCCTCAACCATTCTTGTCGATCAAATCGTTCCGCTTTATATTGGTCGTCGATGACAGAGGCGATGTCGGAAATGGCTGGCGGGAACTTTTCGGTTTGAATGTGCCGTTTAAGTTTCTGCATTGCTCGGTTGCCGTCGGCATCTTTTAGGAACTCATGCCACAACGCTATTCTTTCAGGTGTCTGTTCCACCGTCGGATAAGCTAAACATACTAGCGCCACCAGTTTGGCTGTTTCCTGCTCCGTCATTCTGCTGACCTCTTTCTAAGAAAGTTTTAATAGCTTCTTGATTATTGGAATATTTCGCTGACTTAGCGGATAGATTAGGAATAGGTAACTCGTCCAAGAAGTCCTTGTAAGTTTCTTGATTAACGAAAGCCGATCCATCCTTCAAAAAGCGATTGGTACGTTGGCAGTACTCCACATACTCTTTCGTACCTCTTGCGAAATCTTCCCAAGAGAAGCTCTTCTCTTTGTGTAATCTTTGGAAGTGTCGGAAGGCATCTTTCTTTCCAACACGCTTTGGATAAAAGGCCCAAAATTGCTCGAACCGTATATATATAATTTCTTTAAGATTTTCTTTAAGATCTTTTTCTTTCTTACTGGTACAACTGTTCCCCTCTGAATCGGTTTTGACTGGTACAACTGTTCCCCTCTGAGTGGTACTGTAGTTCCCCTCTGAATTTTCATTTAGAGTGGTACGATTGTTCCCCTCTGGTTCATCGAACAGGCTCAATTGATCCACGTTTTTAACACCTCCGCGCCTCGGTACTAGCCAGTTTTCATAATCCTTATTGAAGGACAAAACCCTCGCTGCCTTCTTTGTTGCTTCCGAATGAACCCTTAAAACCTTGGATTCGATCAGGAATTTCAACTCTTTGCTCACTGCCTTATCTGAAAGTTGAGTCGCTTGCTGCAAGAAGGAAAGAGCAAAATCATGTTTGATTCGGTTAAATCCGTATGTGTATCGCCAAACCGTCATGACAATGAACAGTTGCGAAGCATTGAAACTATAAGTGCATATTTCTTCGAGGATTTCATGAGCAACAGGCGTGAAGCCTTTTTCTTTTTGCGGGCTTGCCATTTATCACCCACCTACTTTTTCTAGAAAGGCAAGTCATCATCTGAAATGTCTACTGGCTTTCCACTGTCGAACTCTTGACCTTGTTGTGACTCCAACTGAGTTCCTTCACGCTTATCAAGGAACCTCACATTATTAGCGGTGAATTCATGGACATAAACTTTCTTGCCCTCGTTGTTGTCGTAACTACGCGGGCTGTAACGAGTTTCAACCGAGCAGAGAGAACCTTTCTTCAAATGGTTAGCGCATGCTTCCGCTGTCTTCTGCCATACAACCACGTTTACTAGATCGTTCTTGAACTCGCCTTTAGCGAACGGATTGTAAACGGAAATGGTAAAACTCGCTGTTGCTGTGCCAGTTGATGTATATCGCAACTCAACATCCTTGATTAGCTTGCCTACAAAGTTACAAGAGTTCATCTAAACGACCTCCAATTTGAAATGTATTCCACCCAGAAAACCTTTGTTTTCAAGTGCGCTCGACACCGCATGGTAAGCTAATGCAGGGTCATTGCACTTTAAAGATAAGTGAGCAAGGTAAACACTCTCGCCATTCCCCTGAACCAGTTGAGCGACTACTGACGCTGTTTGATCGTTGTTCAAATGACCAACATCCGAAAGGTTACGGGCCTTTACGCTATCTGGATAGTCCGACATTGTGACCATATCAATATCATGGTTCGCCTCAATGATGATGTGCGTTGAGCCTTGCATTGCTTCGATCATGTCGGGTGATACGTGGCCCGTGTCGAGACATACACTTATTTTTTCCCCGTCATCCAGAGAAATGATATACCCGCAAGAGTCATAGTCATTGTGGTGGGTTCTGAAGGCCGCTACGTCCAAACCTTCGCTGTAATAACACCAATTACCTATAGTGATTCGTCCGTCTTTTTCGTGCGATTCCAATGACTTCCAAGTTCCTTCTGTTGCATAAACCGGAATGTTCCATTTATTAGCCAGCGGCAAGCCCTTCACATGGTCGCCGTGACTATGTGTAAGAAAGATTGCATCAATGTCAGCGGGGTTGATGTCGTTCTCAATGAGTAGCTTTTCAACTTTCGTTTTAGGAATCCCGATGTCGATCAGGATCGATGAATAATCTGTTTGAATGGCGATACAGTTTCCTTTCGATCCGGTGCCAAGGAATTTAATTTCCACTCTTAATCACTCCAATTCATCCGACAATTCGTTCTTTGCTTTAATATCAGCGTCCATCATTTTCAAGAGCTGCTCCATTTGTTCGTATGTTGGTGGTTGTCCATCCTCAAGAGTGATCTTGCTGGAGATATAAGCGCCTTTTCCTTCTTTTCCTACAATGTCGAGAATAATGAACTTCTTGTTCATCAAAGCCCGCGCTGCATCCATCTTCTTGGTGCTCTCATCAACCTGTGGTGCATTTGTCTTCGGCGCTTCTTTCAATGTTTCTGCGGGCTTTTCTGTCGGTGTAACATCCACTCTGTTGTATGAATCCATATTATTGATTGATGGCTCGGAGTTTACGACGTCATCCTCATTGATATCGATCCCGAACTGACCCTTCAAAGCACGTTTGCCACAATGCTTCTTGAACATATCGGCGGTATACTTTTTCCACATTGTTTGTTGGTTCGGGATGGATGACTTCTGGAAGTGCTCGACTTCTTCCCAATCGATCAAAACCGTGAATGGCCTGAAATCTTTGCGGTAAGCAATGGCATAGCAACCGATGATATTTCCGCGAGGGAACCCGATTTCATGCGTCGTGATTTCCCAGTTATCGCGTCCGTGTTCATCCTTTACGCGTCGTGCCTTGAATTCATCATTCGCGCAAACCGTTTGAGCGTCCCAACCTTCATAATCCTTGTGTTGCTTCGCGAGGTAAGAGATACCTTCAATACCTATTTGCAACGACATTTTGCCTTGATACACAATGCCGTAAATGTGATTCAGGAAAGGATTAAGACCAGAAGCATGAGCAGTTCTCAAAAACAATTGAAACTGTGAATCACTTGCGTTGACGGTCAATGTCTCTTTCATGGTCTGTAAGTCTTCTTGCGTCCAGTTACCTACTACCGATAATTGTTTTGTCATGATTATTGGGCCTCCACTTTTAGATTTCCGTCGAATTCTTCGCTTTTTGGAACGGCATAAGCAGCAATGACTTGAGGCGTGTTCTCGTTGACGATGGATGCAATCGAACGCGTTACTGATTCACTGTTATCAACGAATACGGTCATGAAGATTTCGCTTTGCTCCATGAGAACCCCGATCAGCTCCAGGCCCGCAACCGCTCTTTCTCCAAGTGACAATTTGCTGTAAGGCTTGCCATTCATCTCGATCTCGAAAGCTGGTGTTTTGTCGCCTTCTTTTGGTGTCGTCCATACGCGGATTGAAAGAGTTTTGAACAGCCCTTTGACCTTCTCAGCTTGCAACTCAGCGAGTTTACCGTTGAATGCCTTAATTGCATCGAGTAAGAAAATCGATTCGTTTAGAGAGGCTTGTACTTCTTCAACTTTGGTTCTGGCTGTGTCAATGACTTCAACCGCCTTGATGCGGTTTTGTTCAGCTTTGATTGAATCATTGATTGCTGCGGCACTAACTTGAATTGCCTTAACCCGTTCAAAGTTCCAATCAGGAATGTTAGATGTAAATTCAATTTCCTGTGTGAGCTTCTTGTATTCGGCAACCAGAACTTTATATTCAGCGTTCAAACCGTCTTTGACATTCTGTTTTGTCCCATCGCTTAGAGTTTGCTTGCATGCTGGGCAATCAACTTGAGCTTTCAAGTCACCATTCTTCTGTTTGATCTTTTCGATTTGGTTAAATAATGAACTTGCTCTATGATTCTTATTGGTCAGTGCATTTTGAAAATCAGTGAATAACCGGTGCTGATCCTCATGTGCGGTTAATTCTGTTTTCAAGTTTTCGAGTTCTTCCTGTAAGGTGGATTTCTCATCCACCGAAGCAACCACAGTGTTCAGTTGCCCTTCTAAAGTCTGGAGAGTAGCTTTAGCGGCAATGAGTTCATTTTCTTTGTTGACCTTGTTAAGCTTGTTATCTTTCTCGATTTCAGCTGCCGTTTTATTTTTGAATGATTCCGTTAACTTCTCAGCTTGGAGGTTCGGTAACCCCTTCAAAACTTCGCTATTAGCTGGGGCCGTAACATGACTCATAATCATGCTTCTTTGATCAGCCCATGGCATTGAAGGAAAGTACGATGGATTGAATAAGGAAAGACATACATCCATTGCTTCTCCAATTTTAGCGCCGCCGAAAATTGAAATTATGATTGTATTAAACTCCGTCGCCGTCTTCACCGAATCATTAATGTAGTAGAGGGCTTTGCCTTTCTTTAACTCCCGAGCAAATTTGATTTCCTTGTCATCCACCTGGAGCAAAACCGAAGCGAAAACTTTATCAACTTTCCTATCTGTTGGCGTAGGATCGAACTTGCTCCACCCCATCATGTCGACGCCGCCCATAACCCAAGAGAAGATTTCACCAATAGTCGTTTTGCCTTGACCGTTAATCCCTTTGATGGTGTTAACTGTGCCGAAAGCTATATCCAAGTTGCTGTGATTTTTAAAATCGATCGCTTGCATTTCTTTAATCGTGATTGTACGCATCCTTTACTTCCTCCTGTATTCTCTATTCCTCCATTACTGGAGCCTTTTTAATATGGATAAACAGCCAAGTCATTCCGGTGATATATAGTCCGATAAATATGGAAATGGTCATTTGAATCGACCGACCTTCCAAGGTTTGAATGTGGAAAACGGTTCTTCTTCAACTTCTTCACCAAGCTTCGTTTGCCACCAATGAAAGGTGATTCCAGCAAGAGTTAAAAGGCCAACAACCCAAATCCAGTAATTAGTGAAAAACTCAACCGCGTCCATGGTCATCAACCACCTTTTTGAGTTCTTGGATTGCATAATAGGTCATCGTTTTTCTTCCATAAAGTTCACCAAGGCTATACGTCTCAATGTATGGATCTTTTAATTGGTTCTCGATGTTCTCTAAACGCGTTTCCAAATCATCAATAACTCTCAGTATGGAATCTTTCACTTACTCACCACCTTGAAGTTCGGCTGCTTAATTAGTGTTACAACCAAAAGGTGTAACTTGTGTATGGCTTCCGGTGAAGGTTGGTTCTTCTCGACTGACATATTCAACCACCTCCTCCAAAAATAAATTATTTGTGAGTATAAAAAACGTAACTGTTGGTTACTATAAGGGCATAGGAAACCCGTATTGAAAGAAATATCTAACATATTCCTAACAATTAGTTGCGAAAGTGCCACTTACGGTTTATAATGATTAAGGCGATACAGTTTGAAGCGAAGGAGGACAAGTTGTTACAAATTATTCATCTTCTTCGAGAGCATTAGCTATATCAGGGAACAAATCATAAACATTTGTGTCGAAATACCTAGCCCATGCAAATAAGCTTTTAACACTAGGATTTGAATAACCATTTTCTAAAGAACGAACAGTAACTTCAGTAGTCCCTCTGTCTTGAGCTACTTTTAATTGAGTGCCTTTTAGTTTGCGAAGCTCCTTGAACCGTTGGCGCGGAACAGGCTTCTTTGTTGTGTCTGGTTGCAATTGTTTCACCTCCAATCTATTAATGTATCCATAGGTTATCATGTAACTGGTAGTTACGCAAGCGTTAATTTCGAAAGTGTTAATATATGCAGAAGGGTGATTAAAAAAATGCGTCATTTAAGCGAAAGAATTAAGGAATTGCGTATGAAAAAAGGATGGTCCCAGGATGATCTCGCGGATCGAATGGGTATGAATAGAGCGAACATATCGAATTACGAGCGAGGCACAAATAAAAATATACCGAGTGATACATTAAAAAAGTTTGCGGATGTATTCGGAGTTTCTTCAGATTACTTACTCGGAAAAACAGAAAACTCCGATCAACCTGAATCGGAGTTTCTAAAACGTTTAGATATTGATGATGAAGGTAGCCTGAATCAATTTAAGTTGGTCTTGGATGGTAAGGAGCTGACTCAGGAAGAGACCAAGATCGCTATTGCCTTTCTTCGCACAACTCGGCAGATGAAGAAATGACTTCCGCTGCTTTAAGTTGTTCTCGAAGTTCGTCTAAGTCTATGTCGCTCATTTGAGCTACTTTATTTAAATCGACGATAATCAATCTGGTCAACTCTCCCTTTATTTATGAACTCTATTATCAATAACCAACTATGTTTCCGTTGATTTCCTTTTGGGCAACGCAATGTCCCTCTGGCTAATCAATTGTATATTTATTTAGAAGGGGTTGATCCTCAGTCCTCATCATGTGACAATTTGGCTTCCCCCGAAAACAACATTTTTTCGAGATTCTTGTTTAAAGTAACCAGCATATAAGTGGTGTCTTCGTCAACACGAAATTCCATTCCATTAACGTTTAAAAAAGGATTGAGTTGTTTCGTGAATGTGTTTATAACCGTAATGAACGTTGGTCGAATGAAATTGAAAAATTCTTGTTCCTGGCCTTTAGATTGTATATATCCGAACATCATTTGTTCGAAAGGTGCTAGTTCCGTTTTATAAACTATAAATATCGACTGACCAACAACGCGCGCTTCAATGCTTATCGGGCCGCGACCAGTAATATTTTTATAAATTCGACTAAGATTTTTGCCGATTTCTTTTTCGGCATTCCTGAAGTGATTAATCTTGTTGTCAGCATTCAAGTTGTTTTTCTCCTTTGAGTCTTGTTCTTATTTTAACACAAAACGCGAACAAAACAAGAACATTCGTTCGTAATAATTGCCAAATTACGGCCAAATAAATTAACAGGGTGAATCCATGGCTCTCCGATTCGGGAGGAGCCGTTTACCTGAGTTGCTGGGTAAAAATAAAATGAGTCAAGCCGAGTTTGCAAGGCGTATCGATGTTTCAGAAGCTTACGTTTCGCAAGTCATTAAAGGTAAGACTACGTTCTCATTATTAAAAGCCAAGCATGCTTCAGATGTTCTCAACTGCAACATAGAAGATTTATACGAATGGTTATAGAGATGACGGTAAACGGCGAGGGTAGGTTTTTGCTACTCCTCCGCTACGAGACCTTAACCCATAACTTAAGTTTTGCTTTTCAGTGCTTTAACTAAGTAAAGTTCCTTCAAGCCAACCATAACGGATAAGTGTTAAGAGAATGTTAAGGAGTGAGTGGTAAATTATGAGAGTTGTACTATACATCAGGGTATCAACAGAAGAACAATCCGAAGAAGGTTATTCAATTGCAGCCCAAAGGGATCGTCTCAATGCGTTTTGCCACTCCCAAGGATGGACGATTGTAGAAACCTACACAGAAGAAGGACAATCAGCAAAAGATTTAGATAGGCCGCAACTCAAACGCCTCTTGTCAGACGCTGAGAAAGGCTTATTTGACTGTGTTCTAGTCTACAAGCTAGATAGACTCACCCGTTCCGTACTTGACCTCTATACCCTTTTGCAGAAGTTCGAGAACTACAACGTTAAATTCCGTTCTGCCTCAGAAGTTTATGATACCACTACAGCTATTGGACGTCTATTTATCACATTAGTTGCAGCACTCGCTCAATGGGAACGAGAAAATTTAACTGAACGTGTTCGTTTTGGTATGGAGCAAATGGTGAGAGAAGGCAAAAGACCAGGTGCAAAGATCCCTTATGGTTATGAAAAGACAGGCGAGGTTATACCGGATGAAAAGAAAATATTGCGGGAAATCCGTCAAATGTATTTAGATGGTGAAGGATTTCGCTCGATTGCTCAGATACTGAACAGAGCTGGTAAACTTAGACGCGGAAAAACATGGTCTGCTCAGACCGTTTATTATATAATGGACAATCCCTATTATGCTGGTAAGATCCGTTGGGGGAGCAAAAAGGCGAACGGAAAGTACAGTTCTAGAAAGAAAGAGGATATGGTTGAATGTATTTTTTCAGATAGCGACCATGAGAAGATTTTTACTTGGAAAGAGTACGAGGAACACACTAATAAGATGAAATTGAAAAGCTTCAAAGGGCATAACAAATCAAATGAGTATTGGTTTTCAGGAGTCTTGAAGTGTGCAAAATGCGGGTCCGCGATGACTGGACGATTTACACAAAACAAAAAACTAGATGGAACAATTAACAAAATCGTTTATTACATCTGTGCGAATAGGCAAATGGGCCAGGACTGTAAGATGCCTATGTTCCGACAAGTATTAGTTGAGAATTTAATCCTTGAATGGATCGCCAAACAACAACTTGATTCAGGTAAGCTCAAACAACTCAACGACGATCAACCAACAGAAGAATTGGACAAGCTAAACGAACTTTACGAAAAGATTGGAAAAGTTAAAGAAAGAAAAAAACAATGGCAGTATATGTTTGCTGAACAAATGATAAGCCGCGAGGATTTCCAAGAACGGAATAATGAGGAGGAAGAACAACTAATCGGTTTTAACCAGAAGATTCAAACCATTGAAAATAAAATAAGTCAGAGTGAATCAGAAACCCAAGCATTTGAAGTCCTTCTGACTTTGCCAATCATCTGGAATGGAACCGATGATAAAGGTAAGAAACAGTTGATTCAAACGATATTCAAAACAATCGAGTTAGATACGCCTGTTGAAGTTTCAGCGGGTAACGGGAAGAAAGGTCAGTTCATACCAGCTGAAATAAAGAGCATAGAGTATCAATAA